ATGTAAATGATAAAAAAATTACAATAGATTTTGAGGATATTATAGAAGATATTCCAGTTAAAGATTTTGAATTATTATTAAGTATGTTAGATTTTGGTATTAAATTAGGATTTAAAAAAGATGGATAATAAATATTATAAACCAACAATAAATGAATTTTATGTAGGATTTGAATATTATTGGTATAGTAATAATTTTTATTCTCATGAATTGTTTGGTAAATTAGAAACTTTAGAAGATTTAGAAAGTCAAATTTTAAATGATAATATTCGAGTTAAATACTTAAATAAAGAAGATATTAAAAGTTTAGGTTGGAAAATAGAAAAAGTTGATAAATCAAGATACAAATTAGATTTTACTGAAGTATTTTCTAGAAATAAATGGATTTTAGTTCATTATACATCTGAATCAATATTTCGTAGTAAATTAATTATTTATAATAATACCTATACAGATTGTATTTTTAAAGGAACTATTAAAAATAAATCTGAGTTAATTAAAGTATTAAAAATGATAGGAATATATGGAGAATAATATAGCAATATTAGATTTAGATTCTATAGCTTTTGCAATAGGTAATGGAAATAAAATTTTAGATTCAGATGGTAATCCTATGAGAACAGAAGATGGTAAAAGATTTTTGTACACTGAAAAAACAGAAGATGAATTAGCAGCTTCTTGTAAATTTATTATGCAAGATATTTTACTATCTAGTAAAGCTAAAGAATATGTAGGCTTTATAAAAGGTATGGATACTATTACATCTAAAAAATTAATCAATCCAGATTATAAAGCAGATAGAAAATTACAAAGTCCTGGATGGTGGACATTTGTAAAAAGTTATTTATTAAGTAATTACAATGTATATACAGCAGATTATCATGAGGTTGATGATTATGTTAGAATGTATAATTTAGCTTGTCCTAATAGCTTTATTTGTGCTATAGATTCTGATTTATTATCATTAAAAGGTACTCATTTTAACTGGAGAAAAAAAGAATGGATTACTACAGGTAGTGAAGAAGCTGAATTAAGATTTTGGATTAATATGTTAAAAGGAACTCACAATGCAACTAAAGGAATTCCTAAAATGGGTGAGGTAAAAGCTTGTAAAATTATTGATGATGATGCACAAGGTACTCCTTATCCACAATTAATCTTAAATGAATTTGTAAAATATTTTGGAGAATATGAAGGAATAAATCAATTTTATTCTAACTATATTTGTACCAAGATATTAGAAAAAAGTGATAACTTTGACCTTGCAAGTTATCCTACAAAAAATGTGATGACAATATTTTAATTATGAATTTAGATATATTAAAGAGAGCTGTAAAGCTAAATAGTAAAATTTTAGAATGTCAACAAGAAATTGATGAATTAACTTATATTCTATCTAAAAAAGAAAGTGTTAGTATTAATATAGAATATACTATTAATAGTTCTGGATATTTTAGAAAACTACCTTTAATAGATAAAGAAATTCATGATAAATTGACAACAGATTTTATAGAGAAGTTAAAAAAAGAAAAAGAAAGAGAATTAAAATTATTTAATTTTCAATTTTCTAAATTATAAAAAATTAATATGCAAGAATTTGAAACAGATAAAATAGCTATAGAGCAATTTAAAGAGCATATTAAATTACAATGTGGTAGTAACAAATCAAAGACTTACATTTTACCAATGTTAGCTAGTAATACTTTTAAATACTCTACTGATATTTACAACAGCAATCTTAGAGGTGTTTTTATTGGAGATAGCTCAGATCAAGCTAAATACAGCGTAAATAAAATTATACTACTATACAGATTTAAAGGAGATAAAACATTTATTAACTTTGAAAATAAACTTATAAATCATATTTTATTTGAGCATCATTATGAACCTGATAAACTACATACTTTGTATGTATTTAATGTTCCTGATGAATTTAAAAATGATTATAAGTTATTTACTGAATGGAAAGTTTCTCAATTTAGTAAAAAGTATAAACAACAAATAATAGACTTTCATAGATTAGACTCTAATTCAACAATATACAAAGTCCTGCACAAAGATTTAAAACTCAAACAAGAAATAGAACAAAAAATAAAAGTAAGATTACCTGAAGATAATGAATTAAGTTCTATGCCTACATGGTTTATTGAATACTATCAAAAAGAGTTTAATATAAAGGCCCCAAAAGAAAAAATGAGTCCTTCAAAAGAATTTGAATTATGACAAAAAAAGAAGAAAGAATAATATCCTGGTTATTAGAAAGACCAGGATATTTTAAAAAATCAGCAATAGAAACTTTTAATTTTTATCCTTGGACAGAAACTGCTAAGTGGAATCTGTCAATAAAAAATTTTGAAAAAGTTTTTTATGAGGCTAGAAGAAGATACAGGTTAAGTTTAACTGTTGAGCAAGTTAAAATACCACCTATGAAAAAAGTTCAAATGCTTAAATTTGGTTCTGTATTTAAAGAGAAATCTCGTAAATATGAAGAAGAAGGTCTTTGGATTATAATAGGTTGTGTTCATGTACCTTACCATAATAAATCTTTTTATTATTCATTTTTAAAGTTTTTAAAAGATAATTCAGAAAAAATTACTGGGTTAATTATTGCTGGAGATTTTATAGATATGGAAGCTTTATCTTCACATGATAAAGGTAATATATCACATTCTACTTTAGATCATGAATACAAAGAAGCTAATCATGTATTAACAGAAATTGAATCTTTATTACATCCTGATGTACAAAAGGTTTATATCTGGGGTAATCATGAAGATAGGTATAATAGATATATGAGGCAAGTAGATAACTCTAAATTAGGAGCTGCTCTACAAAGTCCTACTGTAGCTTTAAATCTAGTAGCTAGAGGATACCATGTATTTGAAGATTGGAAAAAGAGTTATGTTACTATAGGTAAATATTTAGATGTATTACACGGAGAATTTACTAATATACATACAGCTAAAAAGCATTTAGATACTTACAGAAAAAGTTGTTTGTATTTCCACACACACAGAAAGCAGGTTTATATAGAAGGTAAGATGGGAGCTTTTAATTGTGGTAGTATGGGTGATTTTAAAAAGTCAGTATTTAATTATGCTTCAAGAGCGATGGTAGATAGCTGGACTAATGCTTTTGCTGTTGTTAATGTAGATAAAGAAGGTTTTTATCATGTAGATATACCTACCTGGATTAACAATAGATTTTATTTTGGTAACAAAGTTTACACTCATTAAATTAAAAAAAAAATTATGTTAATTCAAATTTTAAAAATGCTAGGATTAGTAATCCTGCAAAATGCTAGTTTTACTTTAGTAAGTAGAGCTAGAAATAGTAATTCATTAGCTTATCATACAGTAGCATCTGTTTTATCTAATGGTATTTGGCTACTAGTTATAAGACAAGTAGTTTTAAATTTAGATAATTGGGTGTTAATGCTGACATATTTAGTAGGAGCAGTAATTGGTTCTATAAGTATGCACTATATAGCAATGAAATACTTTGAAAAAAAAAAGAAGTAATTAAATTAAAAGACCCTCTTAATTGAGGGTCTTTTTTATTATTCTTCAAACCATCTATCAATAGCATTAGTAACTGGAAAAACTCTTTTTAGACGTTTTAAAGGTTTAGCTTCTTTAATCCATTCTTCATTATCTATTCCAACACCAGTCCAATATTTAAAAGTATCATAAAATAAATTACTAATATTATCTAACAAACCTATAATAGGAGCTGAAGTTTTCATAATTTGTTTAAATGATGATGGGTTTAAAAAGAAAGTTAATTCATTTAAACTTCTAGACCATAATTTAGTTAATTGTTTTTCAAAAACAGTTTTATCTTTATCATCATCATCACCTACTTTAGCTAATAAAAATGTAGCTAAAAAAGTACCTATTATTATTAACTCAGTTTTCATAGCATTTAAATTTTCTAAATGCATTTGTTTAAATTCTTCAAAAGTTAATTTACCAGCTAGATCTGGATTAGCTGCTAATTCTTTTTCAAATAATTCTAAAGCTCTAGCTTCACTAGCAGGACCATATCCTGTAATTAATTCTTTTATTAAAGGTAAAGCTCTTTTATTAACTACTTGTTGAACAAAGCTAATATATTTACCTTTTGTTAAAGTTTCTAAATCATAATCATAACTTATTCCTCCAAATCTTTCTTCTGTCATCCTTGGCATCCAGTTTCTGAATTGCCCAAAAATTTGTCCCATTAAAGTTAATCTATAACGAGCTACATTATCTCTAGTAGACATACCCAATATATTTTCAGCTAATCTTTGAGTTTTAGTTCTGAATACATCAAATTCTTCATCTGTTATTCCTGGTATAGTTATTTTACCATCCTTAATTTCAGCTAAATCTAATAAAGATTTTCCATTAGCTATTTTTTTTAGACCTACGATTTTACCTTTATCTATAGTATGACCTTGTAACATAGATAATAAAGTAGTATTTTGTACTGCCCAATCACCACCATGCTGTAAGAAATAAAATTTATCAGTAGTTACATTAGCTGCAATTTTAGATGAAGATAATTTTTTAATTTTTTCACCTATTTTTTGCTCACCCATAATATTAAAATATTCTATTAATTTATAGGCTTTTTCATTATTACTAGTAAGTAAAGCAGCAGATTTTAATACATGTCTTTTAGTAAAATATCTACCTCTAGAAGCTTGCATTATAACATTAGATAAACCACCAACTAAGTTGGCTCCACCACTGACAACATTTAATGTTAATGAAGTCATTGAATAAGCTGATAAAGTTTTTGCAATACCTTTATTTAATGAATAAGTAGTTGTAACTACTTCACCGTTTTCATCTATTGAAGTTTTAGTTAAAGGAATATCTTTAGCTCTAGTACGAACATCATATAAATAATAATTCATAAAATCATTAAAAGCGTCTAAAGTTCCTAATGAAGTTTTAGTAGTTTTAAATTTACCTGACTCATCTCTAGCTACTTGACTAAAAGTATTAGTAACATATTCTCTAGATAAATTATCATCTTGTAAGGCATGTTTTAATGTAATTACTGTACCTTCAATCTCTGACATATGCTTATAATTTAAAGCCATTTGAGCAAATAAAGCTAAAGACTTACCTAAGTCCATAGATTTTTTTTCAGCTTGTCTTACATAATAAATAGGCACATTCCTCTCAATCTCACCTGTAAATTCATTAACTTCACCATAACCAGGAGTTGATTTGATTTTAAAAGAATCTGTTATTCTATCTCCAAGACCAGATATACTACCAATACCAGAATTAAATATAGCTTCAATCAAAGATTCTTCTATTTCTGGTATAAAAGTTCCTTTTATATCTACCGGTAAATGTTCTCCTAAATCTCTTATAGTTTTAGTAAATAATTCATAAAACTCTTTTAAAGGCTCATTACCTGATTTATAAATAAATTTATATTCTTCTGATTGCCACTTATTTATAGGTTTAATAAAACCATTTTTTTCATATAAATAAGCTTTAGGATATTTAAGTACATTATAACTTTCATTTAATCTTTTTAAACTTTCTTGTATTTTTTTGTCGTTTTCTTTTTTATTAGATGAATGTTTAATTGCTTTAATCTCTTTTTCTTTTTTCTCTAAAAATTTTTCTAATCCTTCTTTATCTATTGTTGAGTTATTTTTTAACCAATCAATATCTTTATCTTTATAAGCTTTTTCTCTTAATTTATAATACTCTGGACTAAATTTAGAAATAAGATTTTTACCATTAATTAAATGTTTAAATTTATCAATACTTGTAGTACCAGCCCATTTTTCTAAATTCTTAACAGCTTTAGTTATTTTACCTTCTAAAGATTCTATTTCTTTTCTAGTTTGTATTTTCTTTTTATTAACTAAATTCCAAAAGATTCTAAATAAAGGATGATTAATTTGATTTATATTTTTAAAATAATTAGAGGCTTTTTTTTGAGCTGTAAAAGGATCTGTTTCTCCAATTGCTAAAGCTTCTTCAAAAATAATATTTTTAAATTTTTCTTTTAAAGCATTTTTAGTTTGTTTAGCTTTTAACTCTAGTTTCATTAATTCTTCTTGCAATTTTTTATCTATAGTTTTATCCATTAATAAATGTATTAATGAATCTGACAAACTAGAAAAAGCATTAGAAGTTTCATAAAATGAACTAACTTCAGCTGGAGTTACTGGATTATCTTTATCTTTTAATCTTTGTTCAATATAACTTAATTCAGTTGCACCTGCATCAATAAATTTATCAAAGTTAGTATCTAACTGTAAAGATTTAATAGCCTTTCTTAATTTAACTAATTTTTGATATAATAACTCTCGTTGTACAGGATCTTTAGTTTTTATTTTTTCAGTATCTGTATATAATTTTCTTAACTGATTTAATAAAGTATTAATTTTATCTGCATTTTCTATATCTTCTCTAGAATTACTTTTAGGTAATACATTTTCTTCTAATAAAGGTACAGGATTTAAATACTCTTCTTTATCAGAATATGTAGGACTACCTAATTTAACTCCTTTAATTGAATCTTGTTTATATAAAAATTCAGTAGGAATAGCTCTTCTTTTACCAAAGTTAGTTACATTGTAATTATCTCTTAAAATAGAAGAATATCTTGCAACTTTTAAGTTCCAACTTTTTAATTTATAAGTAGCCGGTTCTCCATAAACTTCTTTTTCTTGTTTAGAAAATGTAGTATTTTTATAGTCAAAAGTATGCGTTAAACCTGATGGTTCTACAACTAGTAAGTCAATAGTTCCTGGTTCACTTTTTCTTTTATCATATACTCTAATTTCAAATCTATATTGAGTACCTTCTGGAAATTGTTTTTTAAACTCTGTTAAATATTTTTCTATTTTAGTATATGTAGGCTGATTAGTAACTACAACTTTAGCTACATTTTCTCCAGCTAATAATCTTCTACCAGCATTTTCTAAATCTGCATGAGAGTCAGTACCATAATCTGAACTAAGTTTAAATTTGGCTTTTTGTTCAGGTGTTTTTTCTGCAAAATTTTTATCTAATTTTTCATCAATTCTAGTAGTTACTGATTTACCAGTTCTTTCTCCTTCATATGTATAATACCTTTCTTTCTCATTCTGAACTAAAACTAATTTTTTTTGATCTTCATCAATTAAATTTAAAATTGCAGCCTGTTGGGGAGTCATTGTATTAGTAAGCTGGTAAAAATTTTCATTTTCACCACTTTTTTTTAGACCTGCGGTGTCTTCAGTTAATATTTTATTTGCTACTTCTACAAATGGATCATCTTTTACAGAAGTAAATAAATTTGTAATTCTTTGCCAGATACTATTCCACCATTTACCAAATGAATTATTTAATTCTAAAGTATCTTGAGAATCATTTTGTTGAATAATTTTTGCAGCTATTAATTTACCTATAGCTTCTTCTCTTAATTTAACTTCATCATTGTTGTAAACATCAGCATAATCTCTAAGTACTTCTTGATAAACTTCATATTTAGTAATAGTATTATACATACGTTTGTATAATAAACTATCTTTATCCATTAAGCCTACAAAAACGTGAGCAGTTTCTTCTGGTAAAGTAGTTATATCTGCTTTACCTTCAACTACTTGAACTATTTTAGTAAATAAATTAGTTACTGCTGTAGCTTCTATACCTTTATTAGTTAATATTTTTTCAACAGCTTCATAAGTAATACCTAATTTTTTAAGAAAAGATTTAAGTTTATTATTTAATTCAACATCTACTTCATTAGATATAGTTAACCCATTTTCATCATCTGTATATACAGTTTCTTTATCTTTTAGTAAATTAGATAATTGAAATAAAATAGGGTCTTCAAATTCAGATTTAACTTCTACTTCATTCCAACTATTACCATATTCATCAGTGATTTGTTTTACATTCTCTTTACCATATTGTTTTTCAAGAACATTAGTTACAGTTTCTTCATAAAATTTAGCTGTACTTAGCAAAGTAGGTTGCATAGTAGCTATTTCATGTTTAATACCGCTAATTATATTATCTTTAAAATCTTTAAATGCTCTTTCAGGTTCATTTTTAAGAAATTCTTGTAACTCAGGAGTATCAAATTCAACTTGTTCTTCTGCCCATTCAGGAGAAGACATTGTATAATTTTGAGCTTCTTTTAAATGCTCTTCTAAAGATTTTAATTTTAATTTCCAATTATCATCTTTATAATATCCTTCAGCTTCTTTATAAGTTTTAAATTTTCCTTGACTTTCTATCTGTATAATAGTATCTAATCTAGGAAATACTACTTTTTCATAACCTTTCTTAGCAGAGTCTTGTATAATAGATTTAACAAAGAATGTTACCCAATTATTGTCTTTGTTTAGAAGTTGTAAGAATTGATTACCTGTTTTATTAAAATTAAGTTCTTTTAATTTTCTCAATTCCTGTTCTTCTTCTTTGGTAAGATTTCTATCGTAAGATATATTTTCTAATTGTAATATTCTTATGTTATCTTTTCTATCTCTGTTTAAAGTATTAACTAAAATTTGTTCATCTCTAACTTTTTGAAAAAAAGATTGTACTTCTAGTATTCTACGAGTTTTTTTAAAAATATCTTCTGAAATTACTGGATTTTCTATTCCAGATGCTTCTAAAAACTCTTTATAATATTTACCTCCTTGAGTTTTATCATCACTTCTAAACCATCCAGCCATATCACCTTTTGATTGATTAAAATCATTATCATGATAACCTCCACCTGCTGATATAACATTAATAACTCCAGGTATTGTTATAGCATTTTCTTTATAATTAATACCTCCTGGAGCTGTTAAATGAGAATAATAAGATGTTGATTTTTCTCCTTGTTCACCAAAAGCTTGATAATATTCTTCTTTAGATATTCTAATGTGAGGATCATTTGCTCTAAATCCTCTTTTAATATACTCAGATTTGTAATTTTTAAAATATTTAAATTCTCCTCTTCTAAAACCCTTTTCTACATCTTCTCCATAATTTTGATTACTCTTAGGATCAATAGAAGTATTAATTTCAACAGTGTAACTATAATTAGCTATAAATGCAGCTAATTTTTCTTCAATAGTATTACCTTCAGACTCTTTTAATAGCTCAATTTGATCTTTAGGTATTTGTAAATCTTGTTGTAATTTTTTCCAAATATCTAAACCTTTAGTATTAGACCATTTAATAACTTTATTTAAGTTATTAGTTATCTTATCTACTGCTTTAAATTCATATTGTAAATTATCAGATTTGCCAACAGGAGGTAATTGATAAAATTCACCAGAGTTGTTATAATAAGAACTAGGAACCATTCCTTTATAATGATTCCATAGTTCATGAGCATCGTCTTCACCTACTACTTTAACAAGGTCTTTCCAAGCTTTTAATTTTTTATTTGGGCAACTAATCATAATTATAATAATTTATCTCCTATATAATGATCTACTACTAACATATCAGAACTCATTTTAAGAATATCTAATAATGTAATTGTTTTACCTATTTCTTCTTGTTGTTCAGTGCAGTATCTTAAAGCTAACTGATATAACACATGGTTATTCTCTTTTAAAGCTAAGGTAGCTAAATCATTACACTGTTTAGTTACTAATAACTCATGCTCATGAGCTGCTTCAAATACATCTAATAGAGTTTCATATTCAATTTCTGGAGAAGGTAAAGGGTCTAAACAAGGTGTAATACCATAGTCTAATAAGAACTGTTTAGCAAATGTAGCATGAACCATTTCCTCATCTGCATAGTTTTTAAACAACTTACTACAGTTTAACAAACCCTTGTTATCAAGCCATAAAGAAGCTTGCTCATAAATTCTAGAAGAGTGTTCTTCTTGCTGAATTCTGTAGTTTAAAGCGTCTACAGTTTTATTATTTAGTAATTTACTTTTATTTTCCATTATTTTTTGTTACAATATTTTTTTAATAATTCTTTTAATTGTTTAGGTAATAGCTCATCAAAATCTTCTTCTTTAGTAATTCCTCTATCTTCAAAAAATTCAGGATCCATGCCAAAAGCTTCTTTTAATGAATTAACTGTAGAATCTGTAAGTTCTGTTGTTGTAGTTTTAGCACTAGTAGTAGGTTGAGTAGATTTGTTAGCAAGTGCAACTTTAAGTTGATCAATCCAATTAGGATTTGACATATTAATAGTAGGAATACCTTTTCTTCTGGCCATCTCAACAGCTTGTCCTGTGCCACCTTTTGGTCTTAAAGAATTAGCAGTTTCTTCCGCATAAAATAATACAAAATCTACAGGAGTATTTAAATTATCTCCAAATACTTGATTAGTATTTCTTGCCATTAGCTTTAATGCTGCTGGAGATAAAGCACTTGGATTAGGATGTATTTCTTTAGCAATAGCTTGTTCTTTTTTTCTAGATCCTTGATTTTCAGGAGAAAATAAATTCTTTTTAGAAGTACCATCATCAAATGCTTTATCTGCTCCTTCTTTTTTACCACCAAATGTTACACCTGTATTTAAAGTATAACCTATACTTTCAAGTTCTTTAGCTACTTGTGTCATTTGTTTAAGAATTTCTGGAGGAGTTTGTCTAGAACCAATACCTGCATAAGTCATTGTAAGAACATCAGACTTAGCTGGAAGACTGTTAAATTCAGGTTTTCCTGGGTACACAGTAGTTGTAGTAACTTCTTCTGCTATAGTCATTGGTTCATTTAAAGTGTCAAATTTATTAATTAATTTGGTAGTTTCAAATTTATCTTCTGCTACATTATTAGCTGCTATAACTGATGGTCTTAAAGTAGGATAGTATTCTTTTAAATAAAAACCATCTCCTAATTTACTTACTCTACTAAATGTAGTTTCTTTTTCTCCTTTAGAACCTTTATATAAAGCCCAATAACCTTTAGGGAATCCAGCTTTAATTTTAGATTCGTTTTCTTCTTTAATCCATTTTTTTATATAAGGAAATTCAGAATTAACATTAGTATTATCATAAACAAATTTATCTTCAGCAGATTTATAATAATTGTTTTTAGATTTAGGTACTAAAGTAGTATTGTTATAATTATTTCTATAAAATTGATCTATAAAATTTTCAATTATTTCTGGATTATCTTTAAAATGATTTAAAGCAATACTTACTAATTTACTATAGTATTCATGAGGAATTTTATCTAAGAAAGATACTGGAGAGTTTTGTAGCCCACCTTGCAACATAAATACATACTGTAATTTTAAAAATAAATGATCGTCTTTACCTACAGAAGTAACTGAATCTAAATAATTTCTAAAAGTCTCAGTTAACATATCTTCTTTATATTTAGTTAACTTTTTATTAAAGAACTTAATATTATTTTGACTTCTTTTATTATCATTAATTAAAGGTATAATAGACTTTAAAAATGGATCTTGTTTATACTTAACACTTTTTTTAAATGAAGCTAATCTTTGAGCTACATCTAAATTAGCCTCATTTGAAAAATCTTTATCAAAAAATAACTCTGGAATTAAACTACTTAAAAATGTATTTCTCTTACCTTTTTTAACCGTATTAGCTGTACTATATAAAAAAGTTATAAAATCATTTTTAAATAAATCTAATACTTCAGAAATATCTGTTTGAGATTTTCTAGTATTAATATATAATGAAAGTAATCCTAACAATTTATCTTTAACAGGTTTAGACTCTGTTATAAATAAATCTGTATATAAAAACTCTGTTTCTTCTTGAGCAGCATGAAACCCTTTAAGCATAGTTTCATTTTTAAAAGCATTTATATATTCTTGACTTATTAAATTAGCATTTTTAACTCTTTTTCTAATTACTTTTAATGTATATAAGCTATTTAAATTTTTAGGAGTAGTAGTATCTGGTTTATTTATAGACATTATATCATTTAATACAGTAGCTTGTTCTTGATAAGTAATAAAATTATCTAATACTTGAAGTTGTATTTTTAACCATTTAATTTTAGCACTATTATTTTTAGGTAGATCATTAAAAGAATATTTTAAAGATTCTTCTAATTCTTCTGATGTAAACAATAAATCAGAATTATAAGTACCATTTAATTCTTTTAATAACTCTTTGTATTTATCTTGTACTTCATTTAATAAAGAGAGTTTATCTAATTCTTGTCCTTTTGTTTTTATCATCATAGATTCATTAATGCTTTGAGCACTTAGATATTCATCTATAATAGGTTGAACCATAAAATTAGCTATTGTTTGAATAGGAACTTTTCTTCTTAACAAATAAGAAATAGTATCATTAGTGCTTGTATTAGCATTTAAAAAGAATACATAAGGTTCTTTAGCTACATCCACAAAACCATTTATAAATTGAGATATAATATCTGTAATTTTATTTGTCCTATTTATATCATATTCAGCTGATAAACTATATTCATTTTCTAAACCTTTAAAAAATAATCTAGTACTTTTTTCTTTATTACTAGGAGTTTTAAAAGTAGTATTAACTTTAACACCAATTTGCTGAGATAATACATGACTAGTATTGTGTAAAGCTTTTTGACCAACACCTGCTTTACCTACTAAAAAATAGTTAGCAATATCTTGAATGTAATCCCATTCTAAAATACTATTAGGATTTTTACTAAGAGCTAAATTTTTAGTATCTCTAATTTTATGAGCAATACTTTTAATAACATCATCACTATTAGGAGTAATTAATTCTTCAAAATTTTCTGGAGAAGATAATACTAATTGATTAATTTCTATTAGTCTATTAAAGATACCTTCTTTAGTGTTTAAATCTGAATAACTTGTATAATCTTTTTTATTAAAATTATGTAAAAAGATATTCAATTTATCAATATCAAAATCGGAACCTGACTTAGCTACGATTTCTGCTGGTACTACAATTAAATCACCTGACTCTGGAGGTAAAAATCCTATAATCTCACCATTTTCAATAGAGTTTAATCCTTGAGTAGGAATACGATAACCTATAAATTGAAATAATTTAGGATTAAATTCAGCATCTATTTGATTATCATATAACCATTTAGCTACTAATTGAGGATTATATCTAGGAGATCTATTAGGATCTATTACCATTTTTATTTTACCATCAACTTCAACAGGGACTTCAACTTCACTAAAAGCATAAGCTAATAATTCATTTAATTTATCTAATCCTCCTACTAAATTCATATAACCAATCATGTCTTTAGGTAAAGCCATTTTAAATTGTGCAGGTAAGGTTTCTCCATAAGCACCTTCTCTATAAAATTTTAGACCAGTTGATTTTACAATATTTTCTTTAACAAATTCTCTTTTAGTATTTTCAAAACCAGAAGTAGATCCTTGAATTTTACCTCCACCTTTTACTTTTTGTTTAATAGCAGAGTTATTAACTAAACTTAATAAGATGTTTTCAATTTTATTTCTATTAGGTAAAGCATCTAATGGATTTCTAAAGCTGGTAATTTGTGCTTCGGTTAAAGTTTGAATACTTTCAACTAAATTAGCAGGAGCTCTTCTTGATATAGCCTCATCTTTTAAAATTTTAGCTACATTTTTAACATCATTAAATATATAAGACCCATTTGATTGTTTAGATACATTTAATCTTTTTAATAAATCATTTAGTTCTAGCTTAACATAATCATTAAGTAATTTATTATATTCTAGTTGTAATTCTTTAGGTGTTAAATCTACTTTACCTTTAGTATTAAAAAAAGACATAGTTTTACTCTTAGCTTCATTAAAGATATTACTTAAAATAAGTTTACGTTGCTGAGTACCATAAGAAGTTTTAGATTTAACTGATGAAGCAATTTCTACTTGGATACCTAAAAATTTATAGTACAATTCATAAGTAGCATCTTCAGCAATAGTAGTATTTATAGATCCATTACTATTATAAAAAGGCCGTTGAAAGAAATTACCTTTACCATCAGATTGTAATTGAGCACCTAATTTAGTTCCTGAATCAGCAATATGAATACCTGTACCAGAATTTAATAGAGCAATATTTAATTTCTCTAAACTACTATTTTTAATAGCAGATGGTATTAATGGCATTAATGATAACTTTAAAAAAGTCATACTAGCTATTGAGTTAGCTCCATAAGAAGCTTGTGCTTTAGGTCCAAAGTGTTGAGCTTTTAAAGGTTGAAAATAATTTAATTCTTTTTCAGTTAATGTATCTCCATTTAAAGCTTTCTTATAAATATCTTCATGTGAATGAGTCCAATAAGTACCTGTTCTTAATAAAAATTCTCTGTACTCAGGTAAAGTTATAAATCCTTGAGCATCATTTTCAGTCATTTTTTCATAAGGACTTAATATAAAATCTATCTCTTCTTTAGTTTTTTTAAATTTTGTTTTTAAAATCTTTTTATACTCGGTTAAATGTTGACTAGATGAACTAACATCTACTGATGTTACGCATTTAACTCTGCCATTAGGTACTTTATCTGTTCTTTTATTATTTCTTTTTAAAAAATTATTAATATACTCATCATCAAAAGCCATTAATTTAGTACCTACAGCTGCAGAAGTTCTTTTATAAAAATCTTCTATACTTTTATACATTGCAGGATCTCCAGTAAATAATTTAGTCTGTTCAAAGTTAGCAATTAAAGAATTAAGAGCTAAAGATTTACAAATATCAAAAGCTTTTTGGTTACTTAATTTAGTAGAAACTCCTTCAAGTGATGTACTAATACCTAAATTTTTATATCCTGTTTCAGTTTTTTGAAAGATTTTATTTTTTACTAATTTATTTAAATTAGTATTACTTAAATCATTAATCCATTTATCTAGTTGCCTTTCTATATAACTTTCATTTGCTTTTATCCAAGTATCTACAATGCCATCATTTTTATCATCTAATACTCTACTATCTAAAGTAATATATTTTTTAAACATATATAGATTAGATGCATGATCTTTATAGTATTTAATATTAGCTCCTACACCATTTAAAGTAAGTAATCTGGTTCTATGTATTTCATCTTTTAAATACCCTTTTAAAATAGTTAAATATTGATTTCTAACTGCATATTCTTGTATGTTTTCTATATCAAATAAAGGTTTATCCAATTTAAAACCAAATTCTAATGATTTATCTGAGGCCCTTAAAAAAGGAATAGATCCTGTTAAAATATTATTAACTGATAACCATAGTTTATCTACAGGTTTCATATCTGCAATAGCTTCTCCATTAGCTCCTACTTCTACTTGTCTGGCTCCTTCAATAATAGACATAGTAAATTTAGAATTAGGTCTTTTATTACCTAATTCATCAAATAATAATCCATTTAATTTAAAAAAATAACTATTTTGAGTATAAGCATTATCTAAATAAGGATGTTCTGCAAAAAGAGCTTCTCTTGATTTTAAAGCTGGTAATTTATTAAATGTATTACCTATTAAAGTTAAGTAATTATTTAAACTAATCGAATATCTAGTTTTACCATCAGGACCTATATGTTGTAAATTTACATCATTATCTTTAATACCTAAATCAAAAGTAGATAAAAACTTTAATCTTGAACTTTCATTTTTAAAGAATGTTTCTAAAGCAATATTAGTTTTAATTCCTTTACTTACAATTAATTCTAAAGTTTCATTAATTTTATTTAAATCTGATTTAGTTAAATTAGGTATTAATGTATATACAATACCTAAAGTTTTAAATTTATTTACAATTTTTTCTTCAATTGTAGTTTTAGAAGATTCAATTTTTTTAAATTTATCAGCAATTCTAATAGCATTAAATACAATAATATCATTAACTAATTTAATAGGTGAATCTTGAAAAGCTAATGTTTCAGCTATTTCTACTTTCCAATTATCTAATTGTCTAGATTCTTGAGATTCTCCTGTACTATTAGTAGAATAAATATTTCCATCATCTTCAATTAACCATTGTTGATATTCTAATTTAGTTTTAGCAAAAGCTTGTGTAAACTTTTGGCGCAATAAAAAATCATCTAATTTATCATTTGAAGTTCTTTCTAATCTATTTAATAAAATTTCTAATTCAGGCTTATAAGGTATAGCCTCAACTATTTTATCTCTCATCTCATCATAAGTAACACATCCAGATAACAAATTACTTAAATAATTAAAAGTAGAACCAAACTCAGAAAACTTTAACAATCCTAATTCATTTAACTCTAATTTACCATTTTTATATATTGGTAATGTAGCTATTAATAATTTTATTTCTTTACTAGTAGTTTCTTCAGGATCAAACTCAATTGAATCACTAAAAGGATCTTTTGGTTTTGTATCTTCTTCTAAATTTTCAATATAATCATCATAAGTTAATTCAACTCCAAATTGATTAAAGTAATTTGCAATTTCATCTAATACAGATTTATAATCATTTTTTAATAAATCTACTATATGTTTATGATTAACATTTTTTTGAAAATGACTTATAAAAGCATCTTTTAAAGTTATAGTTAAATTTTTTATAGTTGATTTATCATAACCTAAAGTTCTAATACTATTATTTTGTAAATAATTTTTTAGAACCATACTTATAATACCCTCAACTAAATTATGTTTTTCTGATACACTTAATCCTTTTAAGGAACTATTTTTTTTATATTTATTTAATCTATTGTAAACAGGCGTAGTATTTTTATAATACCCTGTATCTATTTTTTCAAATAAGTCAGCAATATTAGGATGATTAGCTATACCAAGTAATTCTTTAATTTTATTCCATAGTTTTTGAAATAATCCTTTTAATCCTTTAGGAGCTATTTTTTGTTTTGTTAATACATAATTTCTAAAGTCTTCTGCTAATTTTTCTTCATAATAAGCTTCTACTAATTGTGTATTATTTAAATTAGGATATATTTTTTGTAGTTCTCTAATATCTTTTACCGTAGGATTACCATATAAAGAAGCTGCTTCTTTGTATAACTTATCTAACTCATCATTAGATAAATACATCATAGTAGTTATGTGGAAAGCCTCATGGTATTCACTACCTTCTTCAAATGTTTCAGCTAATTTAACTGCATTATACAAAGCTTGTCCAAAAGCTCTATTGTCAATTAAACCTTTTACTTGTTCTACTTTTAAATTAGGAAATCTTTCTAATAACCATTTTTTAGCTTTTTCATAATTACCTTCTACATATTCTTTAGTAGTAGCTAATCTAAAAGGATCATTATTACTTACATTTGTATCTATTTCTACCTCAGGTTCTTCATCTATTTCTTCTTCTAAATTTTCTGCTGTTCCTTCTGACTCTTCATCTTCTTTTAGATAAAGAGCTACACCTTGATATAACTCTAAAGAAATCTCTGAATCAAGGCCTAAAGTATCTTCTACTGTTTGAGCTACACTAGCTAGAAAACTATCTACTTCTTTTTTAGGTATCTTTAATACATTTTTAGCATAATCTTGAAAAAACTTATCAAGTCTATCCTCATCTTCTGGTAAAGAAAAAACATCATTATCAATTCCTTCAATAACACTGTCTAAAGTTAAAGGCCCTTTAGTAGCTGATTTTTTAGGAGTATTTTTAACTGGAGCTGCTTTATTAGATTTTTTACTTTTAGCAGCATTTTTTAATCCTGTTTCTTGAGGATTAGCTGAAGATTCAAAAGTAAAATATTGACTTTTAATTGGATTTTCTTTATCTGCTATATTAGTAGTTAATGGAATATCATTTGTATTTCTTTCAGTAGATTTATTTTTATTAGTAAGTAAATAATGTTTGTATGAAGTAAATTCTTCAACTTCTATTTTACCTCCCTCTATCTTAGTTATTTTATTAAACTTTTTAGTACTCGGACTATTTAAAGTTGATTTATGTACTTGATGATATTTATTCTGTAAAAATAAAGTTAATATTTCTCTATTATCTTCAATAGCTTTAGCTGTACATGGAATTTTAACTTGTTTAAGTTCTTTAAAATCGTAAAATACTAATCTTTTAGTTTTAGCTTCATAATAAAATTCTGTTTGCTCATTTCTACTTTCAGCTAAATGATTACCCATATAAATAATAGATTGTAAATACTGTAAAATATTTACACTTTCTCTAGGAGCTGTTTCTGTTTTTTGATAATATAATCCTGCTCCTTTTTTTCTACCTGTTTTTTTATAATAAAAACTCTTTTTACCTCTTTTTGATTTTCTATTTCTATAAGTTTTTTTCTTTTCTTTCTCACCAGTTTTTTCTTCAAACCATTTTAAGACATTACCATTTTTATCTTTAGTACCATCTAATTCTTTACCTCCTTTAACTCTACTTTTAGTCCATTTACCTTTAGTTTTTTTTGTATTAGGTTTTACTTCACTATCTAGATAAACATTAGAATCAATTTCTTTAGCTTTTAATAAATCAATAATAACATTTACTTCTTCTTTATTTAACTTTCTAGTTATCAATGGTATAACATTACCATTATAAACTAAATAAGGTAAACCTGGAACTACATTTTTACCATTTAATTTATTAATAGCTGGTATTACAATTTCACTGCTATTAAAAGCTTGTGTTCTTTCTGCCGGTGATAAATTATAAAATAAAGTATCATAAATAGCATCAGTAGTATCATATTCTTCAGTTCTTTTTTTACTCCAATCAAATTCTATAATACCTTGAGATTTATCTTTAGGATAAATAAATTTAGGTTCTCCCTCATTTACTTCATTTATAACATTATCTCTCCAAGTTTGATATTCCTTACGCTTATGTTCAGCTTCACTTATTACTTCAATAACTTCATCATTTTCATTTTTTACTTCATAAGGAGTTTCTTCATAAGCTTGTAAATCATAAAATTTATCTCCAAACTCTTTATTTTTATATTGTAAAGTAGCTTCACTAATATCTAAAACTAACATATTTTCATAGTCAGTTTCTGAAATAACTTCTAAATTTTTATTTACTGGTACACCATTAGAGTAAATAATAACTTTAATTGCAGGTTTACTAGGATCTAGTTCTTCTGGTTCTTTAAATAATTCAGGTGCTATTTCTTTAGTAACTACTCTTAAAGAAACATTGTCTCTTTCAATATCTAATTTAGTTATAGCATTAAATGTATCTGGATTAGCAACATGTATTCCAGTAGTACTAGCCATGTTTAAAATAGATTTTTTAGCTGTAGACAGTTCTTTAAGCTCTTCTTCTTTATCTGATAAATTTGCTATTTCAATAAAAGGATCTTCTGTAACAGAAGTTTTATTAGCTTTTATATCTTTTAAAACTTCTTTATTTTTTTCTCTAATTAATTGTATTAAAGTATTTTCCCAATTACTATTTTCTTTTTCAAATTTAACATATAGTTTTTCTAAGAAATCTAGTTCTTTTAGTTTAGCATCAATTAATTCTCTTAGTTCATTAGCCTCTCTAGTTTTAGTATTAATCTCAATACCTGCTATTTGATACCTATCAGGTATTTGCTTACGCATATCAAATAAATTAATAACAAACTTTTTAAGTCTATCTACTATATCTTCTAAAACTGAAAGTCTGTTAGAAGCTTTTTCAATTTCTTGTTTAACTGCTTTAATTTTTAAACTTAGATTTTTTTCATCTTGAGCTAAATTATTATATTGATCATATACTTTATTTAAATCATCATTTTTAGAATTTTCAATATATGCATTTTCTTTTTCTATAGCATTAATTTTTTCTTGTGCATCATTAATTTGATTTCTTCTTTCAATAACTAATTGCTCTAATTCTGCTACAGATTTTTTAAGTTTTTGACCGTCAACTGTAACAGTTGTTTTTTGTGTTTTATTTGTAAGAGCTCTAGATAAATATATTAAATTTTCTTTAGCTATTTTTTTAAAACTATTTATTTCTTCTTGTAGTTGAGTAATAGCTAGATTATTAGCTTCTATAGTAGATTGTAAAGTTTTAATTCTAGCTTTATTAATTAACTCTTTTCTAATTTGAATATAATTTTTTGTGATTTGACGGTTACTAGGATCTTCACTTGCTAAAATTTGATCAGCAAAATCAGCAGTATTATATTCATTACCTTCTTCATCTACTAATTTAGATGGGGTATCTTCTTGAAACTTAACTTTTTTAGTAACTTTTTTAGTTGTAACTAAATTTTCTGATTTAATATTATTTTCATGTATTCTTTTAACTTCACCATTAGGTAAAGTGTATTTAATAAATGGTTGGCCATTTTTTGAAATTGTTCTTTCTCCTTTTACTCCTCTAAAACTTTCTTCTTCTTTTGTTGTATAATCAACATAAGTTACATCATAAGTATTATCTGGAATAATTTCATCAGTTTCAACATCAAATTCTGAACTATCAAATCCAAATTTTTCATCTTTGTTTGTATATTTATCATAT